GAATCGCCTTGGCCAGAGCCACGACATCCTGAACCTGGGTCCAACCCTTCGGGATCGTGACAACTTGCTTGAGATCCTCCTCCACCAGAGCCCGGATTCTTGACACCGGCATGTCCTTCGACACGGGTTCAGCCAGCCAAGCCCTTTGCTCAGATGTCAGACTCTTCGCAACATCTGTCAAGCTCTTCCCAACCTCTGTTGGATTCTCTGCCAGAGCACGGAGAGTTTTCCTCAGGGAGTCAATCTCATCCGCAAGCTCCACAAGCCTTTTCCCTGTCGGACCTCTGACCAATGCAGAGATATCCACCAGCGCATGAAGCCTGGAAAGAAACGTTGGCTTGGTTACCTGAGCTTTCTGACCCTGAGCCTCTTGCATCAGATAGTTTGCTTGCTGAACGATCTTTGGGTTGGTGTCAGGTTGAGTTTCTGATTTTATCTGCTTCTTCAAAAGGCTTGAGAAAAACTTTCGGATGTCTTGTGTCATCCTGACGTCAATATCTGACCCCTCGATTTGTGTATAGATCTTTTCCAACCAGCCCTTAAAGGACTGAAAGGCCGGCTTGAGTTCCTCGATATCCACTTCTCCCTCAGCCAACCATCGCTCGAAAGTCCGAGCAAGGAGTTCTTCTTCATCCTTCGTCCAAGCTTGCCAGTCTTTTACTCCAAGAACCCGAGCAAGACGCTTTAGGGTTTTCTCTGGCATCTGCCGACGCCAGGTGTGAGCAAGCTCGTGCATGACGGTGGAGACATCAGCCTTCTCAAAAGCATAGAGAATCGCCTGACCTCCCGAGACAAACTCCACGGCGCCTTTGATGATATTCCCCTCAGGCGCGATAGTCTTGACATCTCGCTTGGAAGATTTCTTTGGCTTCTCAGCCTTCTTATCTTCTACAACAGGATCACCAAGACTTACGATCTTATTGCCAAAATGAATTTCATTAGAGTTTCCCCATTTCTCTATTGGAATCAATCCAACAGCTGGCTGAGTCTTAGGAGTTGCATACAACCCCTTCATCCACTTGCCAACGCGATTTTGATCGTAACTGCTTGAAACCGTTTTGACCCCGAGCGTTCCGATCGGCAAGTTCAGTGACTGAGCAATCTCTGCAGGCAGCTCTTCAATAGTAAAAACATCCGTGCCCTGTGCCTGCACGTAGGACAACAGATCAGCTTCTTCTGGCGTGACATACCACGTTCGATCAGACTTTGGCTTGATGCCGCTGTCGTTACCATGTTCCGGACGTGCAGCCTTGTCTCGCGTAGTGGTCCCGTCACTATGTACTGTGTAAGTAGAACCTTTTGCAGTCTTGAAAGTAGTTACATTGCTTTTTTCAGCAAAAGGATCTCCACCCTTCGCTGCGATAGCAATGGCTTTCTGAAAAGCCTTGAAGTCCTTTATCTTCCCTGCATCAAAAGCCTCACCAAGCTTTCGCTCGAAGTCAGTAATGTTCTCCGCAGCCTTCCACTTGCCTTCAGAGATGTGTTCCCAAAATGTCCGGAGTTCTTCTCCTCCTTGTTGAAAGAGTCTCTGAGGACCTTTCTGAAGAGTCTTATTCACCTTCTCAAGAGTCTGATAAACTTCCTCTGCAGAAGGGTTCTCTCCAGTCTTCAAAGAAAGAAGAGGATTTCCTCCAAACTCAGTGAGATCGACATAAAGCTGTCTATCTCCGAGGACATCAAAAATTGCATCAGCCTGAGCTTGGGTGATTGGCTTTCTTGCCTCAATCCCGAAGGAGTTTGGAGACGTGCTCAGCCTGATTACACCTGAGTTCAGGATGTTCTCAAAAGCATCAAAACCTCCAGCCGCGTCGGAGTGAATGTCATACTTCCCACGGATCTTCTTCGTACTTCCAACATCTCCATTTGCAAAGACAAACATAGATGTTGAAGACTTGTCTCCGATGTTTAGCTTCTTCCGAAGTTCTTGAATCTCCGGCTTTTCATTCTCTTGCTTCATCGCAAGAAGACCTGACTTCCCTTCTTCCTCCAACCTCTTCTCAAAAGCCGCCTGAGTAGACTTCCGGATATCTGCAATCGTCAAGAACCACTCCTCCGGCTTCCGACCATTCGCCTTCCCCCAGAACGCCGTGAAGCGATCCACGATTTGCATAACCATGTCGATCTTCTCCGCATCGAGGTTGTAGCTTTCCATCAAGCCCTTGATAAACCCCGCTCGATCCAGGCCATCCAGATCCGCTACAAGAGTCTCTTCTCCGTTCTCATCAAGCTCAGCGTGAACAAACTCCTCCGACGAAGCAACGTCACTCACCGCGTTGACGACAGTGTTTCTATCCTTCGTCGAGAGTCCAGCTTTCTCTAGATCATCCAACAACGCCGCAAGAAGACTGGGCTGATAATCCGCACCCAGTGCCCCACCGACAGCGCCGCCGATGATAGCACCCGCAGCAGCGGACTTGCCTGCATCCTTGAAAGCCTCCCAGAGACTTTCGTGATACAGGCCGATCATCTTGTCTACAGCCGACTGACCGAAGTCCTGAACAAACTCCTGTGCAGCTTCTTCGATAGCTTCGGAGAGGCCGTGAGAAGTCACTCGCTTGAGGAGAGAAAGACTGTTCTCGTTTGTCAGAGCCTTGAAAAGAATCTTCCCTGCACCTGCAGCGCCGGCACCCTTGGCGAATCGGGTGATAGCATTCCCGATCGGAAGACCTTCCAGAGCCCCGAGTCCCAGACCCGCAAGGCCTGAGACCAACTCCTGATCCTCCGTCGCTCGATTTCTCCGAGCATTGATCTTCGCCGAGCCAAAGCCACTCAAGGCTCCGAAAGCACTGGGGAGAGCAGAACCACCTGAGAGATACCCTGCCACGAGCAACGGGACCATTGACCCGGCGCCTTCAGGTAAGGTGGTAGCAAAGAAGCTGTCTTCAAGATCAGGTCTTGGAGCGTATTCTGCCTGAATCCCCTTCTGCACTTCTTCACCTAGAGTAGGATCAACCGCTCCAATAAGCCCAGTAAGCGGAGCAGCAGCACCCCGAGCACCTGCACGAAGAAGATGCTTAGGAAGCCCGATATCCTTTGCCTCGATAGTCCGGAGTTCTTGAGAGAAATCCTGAGCATTCCTCCCACGAAGCCTCAAGATCTCTGAAATCTTCTGAGCCTGAACGGCTCCCGGACTCTCGACGAACCCAGGTTCCTGGAAAGCCTGACGAAGTGAGTCCTCAAAGACCCGAGACCTCTCATGCTCAGGATCCCCATAAACCTCAGGCTTTTTCTTGGGTTCTTCCTCAAGCCCGATGGCGTCTTTGATTTGCTGAAGGATGTCTTCCACAGAAAGATTCCTTTAGAAACGATCCTGAGCTGTGGTTCGATTAGGGCCTTGTTCGTTCTTCTTCCGCTTGATGTGCTGTTGCCATTGAGAGACCAAAGGTCCCTGAGAGGCGTACCTAAAGAGCTTCTTTTTCTCCTCAGGAGAGAGACTGAGATCGTTCGAGATATCTCGAAGATCTTCCAAAAGCCTCTCTGGCCGAATCTTCCCAACCCGTTCCTTTATCTGCATATCTCGCTGAGCATCTTGGGACCAGACTTCATCTGTCGAAAGCCCTGGCGCAGATCCTGAGGCCTGTTTCTTCCCTAGCTGAACTCTTCGCATGATCTCCGCAAGAGCATTACCTCCGATCATCTCAGTCTTCCCCGGAACATACTTATCTCCATCCCAGGTTCCTTCGGTTGTCTGGAGATGCAGCTTTCCTCGTTTCATTCCATCCAGAGCGATATACGCTTGAAGAGCAGTCTCTTGTGGAATGCTTCCATCTGTCATTCCAGCAACAACAGCTTGCTCTAGCTGAGACATGGTATCCGGAGTAACCTGCAAGTCAATGAAAGGCTCAAGAAGCCTAGCTGCATCTTCTCCGAGTCCACCAGATTGCTTCCACGCTTCTAGATACGCTCTTCGTTTCTCAGGACTTGCCGTTGCAAGCTGAGGGAGGCTCTTGTTTACTAGATCTGACAAAGCAAGAGATCTACTCTCTGAGAGTCTTGTTTGCTTCAGAACAGCTTCTTGCTTCAAAGCTTCTGTCTGAGCCTTTCTTTGTTCTACCTCAGCTGACAAAGCCTGAGTTGCAACCTCAGCTTGCTTAGCTTGCTGGCCTCTCATAGCCATCCCAGCTGGAGATTTCTGGAACGCAAGATCATCCCGAGCACTTTCGTTCTTGATCTCCTGAGCCTCCACTCCGGCTTTCATGGCTCTCTGCCTCATCGGACGATCTTCATCATCCTGTGCAAGAGCCCGAGCGAGAGCGGATTTCTCTTCTTGAAACTTAGCTTCTGAAAGCTGAAGCTCTCGATCCAGAAAAGCATTCCGTTGGGCTGCAAGCTCCATTTCAAGAGCCTGTCGCTTCCACTCACTGGCAATGCCAATGCCAGTGTTAAACCCACTCGCAGCAGCGTCAGATAGATCCATGTGAAGATCCTTTAGAAAATCCTACCACTAACTGCACCACTCAACATGCCAGCCAAAGGATTGACCAGTCCACCAGCTAGAGTTCCAACAGCCTGTGTTCCGATAGTCGCCCAAGGACTCGGCTGAGGAGTATACTGCCTGGTCATTGGAGTTCCGATATACTCCATCCCTCGCTGAAGCCATGGAGAGTTCTCAGGTTGAGTCCGCAGGAACTGTTCATATGCGCTATCAGCCAAGTTCTGCTGCTGAGCCTGATACGGAGCAAGAGCTTGCGAAAACGCACTAGCCCGAGTAGCAGGGAGCATGCTCTGCTGGGCTCCAAGCTGAACACCCTGAAGCTGGCGATTCTTAGCACTCTCCATCAGCTGAGCCTCTAGCTGCTGGTTGGAGAAAACAGCTTTTGAAAGCTCAGAAGCAAGGGATGTGTTCAAACCTTCCAAAGCCTGTCGGGTGGCATCCGCTCGGCGTGAGCTAAACAACGCCCCATGCGAAGCAAAGGAGTCATTTAGCCGAGGAGCAATGTCCTGGTCAAATGCCCTGAGCATGGGAGCCTTGACACCCTTTTCAAAGTAATCCGAGGTGCTCTTAGGGTCAAGCTTATACGACGGCTGACCAGCCAGAGCATCTCGGATAGCATTCCTCATCGCCGCATCAAGCTGATCAGCTATCGACATCCCCTGAGTCAAAGAGTTCAAGTTGCTCTGAAGCTGAGGAATCAGCGGAGCCACCAGTGTCCCGGAGTAAGTCTCCGGAGCCTGACCGATCTTTCCCTCTAGAAATCCCCTGATCTCCCGCGAGATCTTCGTCTGTGCGTCGCTCAGGGTGCTGACTGACTTCGGACTCGAGTTTCCGGCCATTGTTGTTGCCTCTCAGAAAAGAGAAGTCCATATCGTCTGGAATGTCAAAGCTCATGATCGTCGAGTGATGGACAAACCCCCAACGTCGCTCCCACGCGGCCTCAGGTCGTTTGGTCTCCATACGCAAGCCCTTGCGTCCAAGGGACTCAGCCCAGGTACAGGTCCGGATAAACATCCGATCTCTGTCCTTGACCGGAAACCCTGGACCTGCCCAGGCTTGGAGAACGAACACATGACTCTGCCCCGGTGCAGCAACGGAGATCATGAACCCGACAATCTCTTCTTTCTCTACTGCAGCCAAGAAACAACACGCTTCCGGGTCTGCGAGAAGAAGTTCCTTGAGTTGCTTAGCTGTGTGCTCAGGAGTCCAGTCGGATTCCTCGAGGAAATGTTTCTTCACCTCATCAACACCTTCGGGGTTTCGGACTCGTACGATTTGCATGTTTGATCTCCTTAAGCCCAAGCCAGGATGATCGTAGACCCAGACTTGGTAAGTTCGAGAGAGTAAGTTCCATCAAGGCTCGGTGGAGCCAAGACGATCCAGGACGTGCCGTTATGGTAGAGGATGTTCCCAGAAACCCCTTGAGGAAGGACTTCTGTCTTTAGCTGGTCTTCGGTGAACCGGGAGAAAATCCGGTTCAGGTATGAGTGCAGGGAGTTGAGGTAGGTATATACCTCCGGACTCCCTCTCGGAGGAAGCGGCTTAGGCTCAGAGATTAGGATCTGTGAGAGACTCATCTAGCTGCTCCTGGACGATACCAGACTCGAAGCCATTGGAGTTCAAAGGTGTCTGTTCCATCAGAACGAAGCCTGATCCGCATCCGATCTGATACCGTGTCAAAAAACACCCGATAGGTGTCAAAGGTTGGGGTGAGTGTCAGGGTTTCGATATCAGTGAACGTCAGCCCCCCGTCTGTGGAATACTGAACATCAACCGACGTCCCCCTGAGCTCAAGTTCAATCTCCTGCCAGCGAGACTTAAACGAGCGATGAGCCCCAGGAACCGTGAAATCCACAGAGTCCCAGAAAGACTCTATGTCCTCTCCGTTGTCACTCGACGCAGCTGACGAGAGAAGAAACACATCCGACCCTGACCCAAACACCGTCAGCGGGTAGTCTCCTCCAGACGATGTTTCATTCCATGCCCAAGTCGCTCCGGGCCAGTTGAACCCGACAAGAGTAGTCGAATCCCACGCAATGGTGTCTTGGGCGGAGTATTCTCCCATCGCACTCGGCACATCTGCGAAGGTGTAGATGGTCCATCTCACATCCGCCAGAGCGTTGTGGTCGAACTCACCGACAAAGATCTCACAACTCGTCGCACTTGTGGGGAGGATGAGATACACCATCTCAGCCTGAAAGTCCACATGCGCGAAGGCTTTGGAGAGGTTTTCGAGAGAAAAATCCTGCCGGTATTTTCTGAAAATCCGATCTCCGACCTTTGTCAGCTGACGGCCGCCGTCGTAGAAAAAGACATTTCCCTTTCCCATGAGTAGATGAACTGGTCCTAGGTTCACGACTGCACGAGGGGAGACGAGAGAGGAATCCGTCACCACCGTCTCAAACGCAAAGGTGACTGAGCCTCCGACGTAGATGATCTGGGAGATACTCCGATCTCCGTAGATCACCAGCCGATCAGCCAAGGGAAGGATGCGAAGAATCTCGCCCCTGATACTCGGGACCAGTGCAGAACCGGAGGTTCCTGTGGTCCAGTCGGTAAAGTCTCCGACATTCGACCACACGACACCCTTGGGGCCATTCGCTCCGTTGATTGTCACGTTTCCGAGAAACAGATATCCATTGATCTGCCCGAGGCACTTACAGGTCTCGAAATTTGCGATGTCAACAGGAAGATCCTCAATCGTCGCAGTTGACCCATCCCACATCTTCGGAGGATCGGTGTTGTTTGTGAAGATCAAAAACGTCCCTGCTGAGTCTGTGGAGACAATCCAGTCGACGTCTTCTGTGTCACTTCCTTCAAACGTTCCGAGGTAGATGTTATGGAGGTTGAAGTAAAACCCTCCCTTATCCACGTTCAGGACAAGCCCCCAGTTGAGAACAGCATTCAGTGCAGACATATCCGCTGCGATCCGGACATAGGTCCATGTCTCTGCGGTGATAGCAGGCAGGTCAAAAAGCGTCGCAGCAGCCATGTCCGTAGTCTCAGAGATTCCAACACTCAGATCACCTGCATCCAGAGCGATGGAAGACCGGAACCAGAACTCGATATAGCTGTACCCAGTCCAGTCCTTTGCCGGACTGAACGTAGACGAGAGCTGATAAATCGGACCAGTCCCGGTGTCTCCGATGGTATGAAGCATCGAAGCTGTGTCAACCGGAGGCGGATCAACCCCGTTTCCAATTGGCATGTCGTCGAGAAGACGGATATCCTCCAAAGGCCATGCGGTGTTGATATCTGCAATCGTCTCTAGTCCAGTCAAATCATCCCACGTCTCTCCTGCACTCTCGTACTTAAAGACTCCAGTGGACGTGATACACACAAGAATCTTCGTCCCGTCCGCTCGTTCAAACTCCGCAAGAGCCTTGACGATTCCAGAGAGTCCGGTTCCGAGACTGGTATACCCTCCCCGCTTTCCCAGAGCTCCCTTGGACAGAGCAATGTTTGAGACCTCTGGAGAAAACCTAGGGTCTTTGAGAGACGACGGGCTAAGATAATCCACCCCAAGAAACGGGAAGATCGAGTCATGCGGGACGAAAGCTCTTGTCTTCATATCAGCTAACCTTGATGATAAAGACCTGGGTATAGACCTCTGTCCCGTAAGACCCTGCTCCGCCAGTGTTCACGTTAGCACTGGATTGCATTTGAAGCTCAAAGGCATAGGCAGATGGACACCAGACGTATCCGACCAAGACACTCATCCCAGTCGAGTTTGCACTAGCAGGTGTGGACACAGACTGGCCCGTGATCGCAACCGCTGCAGTGGTGTTGTTGTAAAGCCGGGTCTGAGCAACCTGACCTGAGCTCCCTCGGACAGGACAAAGAGCCAGGACAAGATAACCTCCAATCTCAAGGGTCATCACATTGGACGACAGAGAGACCAGGTTTCCTGTATCCGTGACTTCAGTATTCAGATCCAGCTTTCTCCAACCACCAGAAGTAACTGTCTGCCCATTTGTGCCAGAAGTCTTCTGATCTGCCACAACAGCAAAGTTATTGGCCTTGAGAAGCTGAGCAGTCACAGCCGCAGCAAGCTTGGCCTCGGTGACAGCCAGAGCAACGATGTTACTGGTCCCGATAGAGTTTGCGCTGAGCTTAACATTCGTCACAGCCCCAGCATCGATCTTGTTTGTTGTAACTGCACCAGTGCCGATCTTCGTTTCTGTCACCGCTCCCGTTGCAATCTTTGCTTCCGTCACCTGCCCGCTTGCCAGATCTCCGACGATCTGAACGAAGCCAGTTCCGTGGACATAGACATAAAGCTTTTTGTCATCCGAATCCACAAACAACCGACCGTTGTCAGCAGCAGAGAGTGACGTAGAAGCATCAGGCCGTTGGGTTGGAGCGCTGGACTGATAATACGCCACAGCACTCCCAGCCTTGTGCTCACCACCCGCTGAGCTACTCGCCGGAAGCACGTGTTCCTTAGCCAGCCGGATGCGGGTTCCTTTCCTGAGATCCCGAATCTCCAACGGCCCGTCTTTCACATACTCGCTATTCGTGGGAAGTGTTTCATCCCACCCGGTTCCATCACCACTAGAAGGCATTTAGGTACTCCTTCGAACAAAGGGATCTTCCCACGGATTCGGTCCAGGCCGGGAAGACTCAGCAGAAAACCCTGAGTGAGCAAAGAGAATGTTGTTTCGTTTGTCAGCCCGGATGAGATCACTCGCCTCTCGAAGAAACTGAGCTTCCCATTCCCGAGCGTTGTCAAACTGTTCCAGTGTCCGGAAGACGTAAGAAGTCGCCCAGTTGATCAGAGCAAGGTCTGACCCAGGAATCGGATTTTCCGTAGCGTCATCAGCAAAGTCTTCTGCCAACTTGAGGTATGTAACCCGGAGGTCATAATCCCCATCCGACACCGTATTCAGATAGATTGTTCCATTCTCAACATAGAAACAATCCGGCTTACAGGGATTATCATCCTCGATATTCGGCCAGCGCTCGGTAATCCAGATCTTCGTTTTCTGCGTGAGCGGATAAGACGACGTTCCGTCGATGAGCCTAACCTCCCAGACCTTATAAGCCTCAGCCGGAAGGTCCACAGAAAGCTCATCCGTCGCAAGGGCGATGTCGTCCTGAATCAAAAAACTCGAAAAGGGATGAAGCATCCCGAGCTTCCTCAGCCCAAGGTTAATCCCTCGATCAATCACATCATCCTTATCCGTCCTCCCGCAGGAGTCGATAACTGCCTGACGAAGCTCGGAAAGAGTCATAAAGCCTCCTTAGTCCACGATCTTCGTCCAAGTGGTAGTAGAAGCAGCGACATTCGAAGCTCGGTAGATATCCGAGTTCGTCGAATCCCAGAGCAAATCCCCATTCGCTGCAGCCAGGTCGACATCATCCGTCGGCGCCCCAGCCTTGGTGCCGATGCGACGGGACTTCCGGAGATCTCGAAAAGCTCGCTTGTTTCCCATCTTAACAGCCATCTTGTGGGTGATTCCACCACCAAACGGGTAGTCAACAAGAGCCATATGATCCCTTTCCTCAGAAAGTTCATGGGTAGAACTATCTTAGAGACAGTTCTGACGAAGCCTAAGCACACTCTGGTCGTTGATTTCCACACGCTCTCCTAGGTGAGTACACCTCACCCGAGCGTCACCAAGAAGCACTCCCCCAGAAGCCTTTAGCTTAGTAAAGAAGGTAACATCGTCTGTTGCAATCAGGTTCCCCGAAGCCATTTCCGTCATCTGGAAGAGCGGAGGAGTCATCTTCTCCGCCACGAAGTTCACGTCGATGAGAGCACACCCTAGCCCAGAGGTGTCGATTCGATGAATCCCTGCCTTCGCATCGGCTTGAGAGATAAAGTCATCCCTCACCACGCTCCAGACACAGGTGTAAGGATACCCTCGTCGATAGTAGTGCCCGCTCACAGCCTGAGCCTTGTGTTTTTCAAGCGTCTCAAGAAGCATCCCAAGACCGCCGTAGGGCATGAGGGTATCGTCATCAATATAGAGAATGTAATCACTCCCTGCCTCAAGCGCTTGCTTCATGCTCAACACCCGAGCATTCGAGTGAGGCAAGACGTTTATCGGCGTAGAGATCTGAACCTTCTCAAAAATCCTTCCAGCTTCTACACAAGTAGCTAGATGACTCCCTAAAGCTTCGCTAGGAATCGAGTCTACAGACGCGATGGAGATCGTAATGCTTCGCATGAAAAGTCCTTAGAGAAAAAAGGCCAGGAGGGTGTCACCCCTCCTGACCTGCCGTTGCCTCACCAGATTACACGCAATTCACAATGCACTTCTTATACGCCGTGGAGGGCGTGGTGTGAGTTGCGTAAGCTTCCAGGGTCTGGAGATTCCGCCGATACAGAGGCTGAGTAGCGGCATCGAGAGTGCCGTAATTCGCACTGTTCACAGGCTTGATGAACGCACCAACGGTCACGGTGACGTTGGTAGCATTCGTCAGAATCACGCTCTCGCAGTAGCCGAGAACCTGAATCCAGCAGTACGAACCATCAGCCACAGTCGTGGCGACAACAATACCCGCCAGAAGCATCAGGCGAGCAGTCGCGGGATCCTTGACACTCTCGAAGATGTCCGAGGGATCAGACAGAGCTTCATCATGGCACACCAGCTCACCGATCGCCAGCGCACCACCGGAGTTGTTCTTCACCCAACGATAGCACTTGTCACCGATCCACCGAAGGCATCCAACGCCTTCGAGGTCAGTCGTAGAAGTCTGTGTGACGGTCTGCGTCACGAAGATCATCTTATCCGTCATTGCTTGGGTCCTTTCTGAGAGCTTTCCTTGGAGTTAAAACGCTTTAAGCGTAGAGCCGACCATGACGACGGAGCTGGGACGAGATCAGGTTGCAAGCAGAGATGATGTGAGCAATGCGCTCAAGCTGCTTGGGGATGGTCTTCCATTCGGTCATGTCAAACCACATCTGGGGATCATACACCAGCTCGACGTACTTCATGTTCATAAAGAGCATGTTGTTCGCGGTGATGTTCGGGGTCCAGATCATCGGCTTGCCCTTGAACATCAGGACTTCAAAGCCAAGATCTGCCAGCTTGTTCCCGTTGGACTTCACGATCTGCGAAGCATCCAGAGCGAAGTCTTCATAGAGCTCGAACAGAGTCTGATCGGTGATGATCAGATTCGGCGGACTCTGGTTGTTGTGAACCGTGTTATACAAATTCTTCATGTCCGTGATCAAGTTCACATCATACGGAGCCGTGAGCTGCTTGTACTTCGGCTGCCACCAAGAGTTCGAGCGGTCGATAGCGCCGTAGGTCCCCGTCGCCCGATTCGCATACGCCGGAACGATATCATTAAATCCCTGGATTTCCTTTCCAGTCTCTCCAGTGACCTCAGCCTGAAGCAGCTTGGCTTCGTAATCCTGCTCCATAGCTTCCTTCGCGGCCTGGAGACGAGTAGCAACAAGAGACTTGATCTTGTTCTTCCCGTTGTTCTTCTGGTCATCAATCGCCGAACGCTGAATGTGCGAGGTCAGATACCGCCAGGTCCACCGAGCCATGGTCTCAAGCTCGGGCTCACCATCGTTGAGGATATCTCCCTTCTGCACGGCCTTGGTCGTAGCTTCGCCGTAACGGACAGTACGGGTGATGTACTCCCCACCAACCTGGGTGGTCATGCACCCGAAGTCTTTCAGAGCCGCCCACATAACGATCGCATCGAGAATCTGATCAATCGCCTGGGGACGGATCTCATACCATGTCGACACGAAGTAGTCATCAATCGACCGGGTAAGAGAAGGCAGAGTCGTAGGCATTTGGGATCTCCTTAGTCATCCATTCCAGAAATCGGAAGACGTTCAAGAGCGTCAGCCAAGAGCGAGTTAAAGGCATTTCGACCAGTCACCCCAACTCCAGGCTTCGGCTTTCCAGCAACCCGAGTTCGGGTCACAGTTGTCGGACGCTCGGTTTGTGTACGAGAGTTGACAGAAGGACCACCCTTCCGTCGCTTGGCGATAAGATAAAGCTCCTCAACAGAAAGGTCAGGATTCGACTGATTGAGCTTGAGCATGTCAGGCTTGAAGTCATCGAAGTCCTCATACTTCTGCCGGACCTGATCAACCTCCGTTGCAACCTCTTTCGCCTTTTGAGACTGCATGACCTGACCTACCTGACTCAGCTGAGAGACCACAGGTTCAAGAGCCTTTTGGATTTGAGAATTAACCTGGCTCTGGAGAGTATTCGCCAGATGAGCCATGAGCTCCTGGTTGGTCATCTCTTCCAAATCCTTCGTTGGCTCAGGAGTCTTGGTGACAGGATCTTCATCCCCATCCAAGACCTTGATCTTCTTCCCAGCCTGACGAGCTTCGAGAATCCGGCGAATGTCCGGATCTGCCACCAGCTTAGCCAGAGTGACAGCAGAACTCGCGTCCTGACGAACACTGGTAGTGAGTTCTTCCAGCTTCTTCGCAAGCTGGGAGTTTCCATCTGGAGGAGTAGAGGTTTCTTCCTCATCTCCATCTGGAATCTCAGGACGATCAAGCAATCCGTCTTCATGTTCAGCTGTCATCTCTTAACCTTTCGCTGGAGTGAGCTGAGCTTTCCGATACTCAGCCGTTTGCTTTGCAAAGATTTTGCGTGCTTCAACGGTAACAGTTCGCGTGATCTGCTTTAAGTCCCTTCTGGTCAGAGGACGAGAGCTTTTAGAGGTATCAAAAGCTCCGATCCACTGACCTTGGGGATTTCGCTCGATGGTGAGTTTCACAGCAGTGCTCCTGACTCGAGTTTGTGTTTGTTGCAGTAATCTCGAAGGTCTTTTTCCTTTTCAAACGTCAACGGGCCTTCTCCCTCGACGTTGATGTGCTCAAGGGTGATAGGCTTCCAGATCTTAAGATACGGAAGAGTCGGGACTTTCTCCATCAAACTCCCACACTTCTCACAGGTCTGGTCTCTCCCTGACTCAGCCATTCTGAGCACCCGATCCTCGACCTTGTGACATATCAGACACCGGAAGCTGTAAGTTGGCATTCTGATCTCCCTGCCCGTTTCCAGGCTGGCTAATTAACTGTCGCATCTCGGGGTCGTTCATGGCTTGGAGGAAGTACCGTCGAAGCTGGTACTGGTCCACGGTGGGATCCTGAGCAAGCATCTGGAGCAACTGGGCCGCCTGAGCCCTTCGCTGACCAGGGGTCCGGATATCGTCGGACATGAACGTGATCTCATAGTTATACGAACCCTTGAGCTCAGGCCCGTTGAACTGAACCCACTCCATCGTCCCACCCTGGCCGAGAATCTGTGTCCACCTCGGGGTGGTCCAGAAGTCGAAGATCATCGGGTTGATCTTCCGAAAGGCGTCGATATAGGTCCGGGAGAGCATGAGTTCTCTCCGGCCCATTCGCCTCATAGACCCGTTTTCCACAATCATTGCTTCTCGTGCCGTTCGCCGGCCTGAGGCCTCGAACTCTCCAAGCTGGTTCCGTGAGAACCCAACAAGCTCTCGGGAGTTTCGACGGACGTATTCGGAATCCATCTGAAGCTGGTTGTTCAGGTTGGATGGAGTCATGGGCATAATAGCTTCGCTCAGCGCCCGACCCCCTTTGACCTTGGCTGCGACACCGACGTCTCCAGAGAGAAGTTTCTCAAGCTCCTCAGAATCAATCGCGTCCTCACCATAGAGGAACTTCATCACACTCGCTCGACGTTGTTTCTGAGCCTGGAGAGAGATATCCACAATCTCTGCCTGAGCAGCACGGAGATACACGGCATCAGAAGTCGTCCAGAACGATCTTGCTCTGGGAACGAAAGAAAGCGAGACAAAAGGAAGTCCATCCTGTTGGAGGATATCATCCTGGTTTCGCAAAAACCTGTCATGCCCCGTAGCCACGACCTGGATTCGCTCAGTCCGACGATCATGAATCTCCCAAAGCTCACAAAACTCTGCACCACCAAAGGCTCGATCCATCCGGGTCTGATACTGGTGGATGTGATGCTTCTGAGAAACCTGGGAATAAGACTTCGTAAAATCCTCCATCGAAAGCGTAGGCTCGAGCCTTCCCTTGTTCTCGTACTTCGGATCGCTCTTGAGATGATCGATGTGTCTGATCACCCTATGAGCAATCCACGGAGCACTGGAAAGCTTCCGGGTTCCATAAGGAACGACGATATCATGCGGAAGCACTGCACTCGCCCAAGGCATTCCCGGTCGGACACGGGAGTTGTACTCAATCCGAGTACCTTTCTTCGAGAACTGAGAAAGCGACGCTCCCATGGGTTTCTTGGATGAACCGATGTCCAACCCCGGGTCCCATCCCCACTCGGAGTCGTAGCCAAGCTTGAGAATCCCAGTCCCCCAGAGATACGCGTGGAGGATAATGTCCTCGATTTCCTCTGGAAGGCCAAGCTCGGTGATCAGGGTGTTATCCAAACTCTCCAGAATCCTCGCAGCTTCGAGAAGCTCGACTCTCTTCGCCTGAATCCCAATCCTCGGGGCTGGAACAGCAAGCTGGGAGATCAAGGCATCTCCCGTCGATGCGATAAGGTTCGGACCTTCCTGAGCGTTCGAGGGATGAACATGATAGAACAAAGCCTCTACCTCAGCCCAGTGCTCTTCGAGCCCGAACTCTCTCCGAAACTTGAGACCTTCCTCAAGCTCGTCGATCCAGTCTTCTACAGATAGGTCTTTCATGTTCAGACCTCTTCATAAGTAAGAGCACCATCAACGGAGACAGCACCGGAAAGCTCGAGATTGAGCAAAGCACCGGAGGCGGTTTCAAACCATCCCAGGGGATTGTAGGGAAGCGAGAAACCTCCGTTTGCAACAAGGTTCATTGCTCCGGTGAGAGCAGTTCCACCGGCTCCACTCTCGAACCTCACATTCACCACATCTGAGGCCACGAGGAAGAGAGAGATCACTCGGATCTTCTTTCCACTCACAGCTGCAACCAGCGTATTATCTCCACTCGTCGCTGCGTCGATCTTCGCGCGCTTGATAGCAATAGTAGATTTCATAGCCCGACTCCTAGAAGGTTCAGGTTTCGCAGGCCTGAGCCAGAAGAACCAAGAGTGTGATAAGCGAGAACAATCCCGCCCAGATAAGATGACTCTGTTCCGATTAGAGCAGTGAACATTTTATTTCTTCTCCTTGTTCAGGAGCAGGTTTTTTACGTTGTCTAGACCTCCAACGACCCAGGTAACGAAAAGAGCAGTCAAAGCAAGGCCAGAGAGAAGAAAGGCCAGGCTGTACCTATCGAGAAGGATAGGAATAACAGTCAGCCCTGCCCCGAAAGCGATGAATCCCCAAGATGCACCAAGAGGAAGTGCAGCGAGGAAAGGAAGCCAGAACTTTCCGACCAAGGTAAAGACCCCAAAAGCAATCAAAGCCACACCTGCGATTGGCATCCAGGAGATCATTTCCAGTGCTTGGTCTTTTTCGGATGTCTTTCCAGATGAGCCCTTCGGACCTTTATCTCCGAGATCAGTCGAAGCAGGCTCAACCGGGTTGGATGGAGTCTTAGCTTCGGACTTTTTCTCGATATCTTGCTCTACCTTTGCACCATCGGGGGAAGTGACTTTCGTCCTCTCCCGGCTCCAGGACTTAGACTCTCCCTGACATCCCATCCCTGCAGCACAGCCAGGGAGGAATCCGAGGAAGTAGAGCATGATCACGACAAGCAAGATGCTAGAGAAGGGTTTCATAGAGAAAGTCCTGGAACAATGAGCTTCTTCCTCGGGTGGATCAAACGCATGTCTGGGACGAGGATGCTGTGAGAACGCCGGAAATTACAGCCGAAGAAGATGGCGTTGTCGCCACCACCGCCAGTCGTGGGCTCGGGGTCCTCGTCGGCGACTTCGATCACGTCGTCCTCGGCGGGCGCGACGAAGGCGTTGGACCAGTCCTTGTCCGTGAGGCCCGAGGGCGTCAGGTCATAGCCGCCAATCAGGTCGCGGTCGTGGCCCTTGCCCCACCAGTGAGCGACCGGCCGCAGGTTGGCCGCGCTGCCGCCCGCCATGAAGTAGGCCCGCTCCCGCTCAGTCAGCACGCGGCTGAAAACAGCAACGTCGGCCACGAGGACGGTTTCGTTGACGTACACGACTGGACTGTTGTACGACTCGCGACAGATGTTGATTTCCGTGAAGCCGCTGGCCGACGGCGTCGAGCCGGTGCTGAGGATGTTGTTCGTGCCCGCCGCCCCACCGTTGAGCCAGATGGTCGCATTGCCAGAGGTGAACTCGGCAATCGCCGCGTTCCACTGGCCGACGCGGAAGGCGTTCGTGCTGCCGCCGATTCTGGCCTTGGTGCCAGAGGTGTAGTCTCGAATGTCGGCGAGCACGGGATCGCCCGCGAAGTCGGTTCGGTCACCGCGAACGTACAGGCCCGCATTCACTTTCGCGGAGCCGCTGAACGGCTGGTCAAGGCCGACGATCACGCCCGTACACGCCGTCGATGCGGGCAGGAACCGCGCCACCAGCGTGAACGGGTAGCCGGTGATCGGCGTCGCCGTGCGCGTGAGGTAGGAGCCGGCGGGGATTCGCCGCGCCAGCACCAGCCCCCCGCCGCGTTGTATCGCGATCGTGGTCATGTGTCAGCCCTTCTTAAAGCGGGCTTCGGCGCTCACGGTGATGGCGTGAGAGGCGTTGTTGTTCTTCGCGTACACCTTGAAGCCCTTGGCCGCGATGTTGGCCAGCTTGATCGTGATGACGGCGGGCTCATCGACGTTCGTGTCGAGCACGGCCGCCACCGGCGCGTTGTCGTCGGTGTCGTACTCGTCGCTGCTCGTGCCGTCCGGGTCGCCACAGGTGTAGAGGATCTTGAACGTGATGGTGTCGCCGCTGCTGGGCGTGTCGTCGTTGTCGGCCTTGAGCGTGATTTCGCCCGCGAATGCGGTGTCGGGAATGCTCACGGCGTCGCTGGTCTGCGTGCCGCTGGCCGCGACGCTGACGCTATTCGCCGCGCTCCATTGGACCTGCGCGGATTCGGTCGTGATGGCCATGTCGTGGACTCCTGTCGGGTGCGGGTCAGGCGCGGCGCTTGCGCGCGATGCGCACGTCGTCGGCGGTGATCGGCCTGCCCACCGTGGGCTCGGCCTGGGAGATGGTGATGGTGGTCGCGGCGTAGGCCAGCAGCGCGGTCTTGTCGTCAGCCGTCGCCAGTCCAGCCGCGATCATGGCGTCGATCATCGCGAGGTGGTCGGCGTCGCCAGCGTCGAAAGACTTGTCGCCATTGTTGACCATGACCTCGGCGATCTCGGCGATGCGCAGCACCGGGGCGGGCGTCTCGGCGTTCTTCAGCGCGGCCTGCACCTTGGGGAACACGCCACGCTTCACGGCCCAATTCATGAGCTGGGCGCTGGTCAGCAGGCGGGGCGTGCCGGTCGTCGTGATCGCGTTCAACTCAGCCGCGATGGCGGCGTTGCTGTCGTTCCAGTCGAGATGACGAGACTGGATTTCGTCGTGGACCCATTGGTAGTTCATGTTCTCGCTTCCTTGATTTTCTATGCTGGCACGGCGAACGCCAACGAGGCGACGCCGTGGTAGTTGGTGCCGTCGTAGTAGAAGGTGACGATGTCGACCGCGCCGACGGCGGTCGAGAGGGTGGGGGCGGTGCCGCCCGGCCACTTGACGGACGCCGGCCAGGTGACGGTGTAGCTGCCCGAGCCGCCCTGGACGAGTTTCAAGAGCAGGTTGCAGGGACCACTCGGCGCGGTGAACGTGTAGGTGCAGACTCCCGTCAACGTCGACTTCTGCTTCTGGCCCGCCGTCCAGTCGATAGTATCCGCTGTGCTGGAGTTTCCGTTATCAACCTCTCCGTTGAAGGAGACTGTCTTGACCTTAGTAATCGCTCGATTATCTGCGTCCAGAGTCCCGCCCAAAACCGGACTGGTATCGTCCTGAACGGCGGTCAGATAGCCCTGAGGGTTCGCCGTGACTCCACCTTCTAGCTTAAAGAGGTCGACATAAAAAGTCACGACAGCTGAGCCGTTGGTGATCAAACGAAGTCGCCTGACCGTTTGGTTTGTCACCCCGAAGGCATCGATAGCAATCGTGATCTTCTGCCAGGTGTTCGAACTTGCGTCGAACCCTCGGGTTCCGTTCTGGATAATCACCACATTCCCCATCAAACTCCCGGACGAGTTCCGGAAGGAGAGATGGAGATTCATGGTGTTCCAGTTGGATGAAACCGTCGGCTTGATCCAGAAGACCAGGTTAGTAAACCCGGAGAGACTAAAGTTCGCAGAAGCAATGAAATCCACCCGATTAGATGTATTCGAGCAAGCAGCGAACTTTACACTCTTCGTCCCGCTCTTCGCGTCGTCTGTGGACTCTCCGGTGACCGTACCGTTTCCATTGTTCGTGGTCTCAGGCCACTCCGAGCCTTCGTCGTAGATCACCTCAGTCTCTACGACATCATCGAGATCTGTGGTATCTGCTGGAACCAGGCGTTCTCCAAGACGGCACTGAGTAGTCGGGTCGAGCTGAGGGATGATCGGATCAGCCGCAGGAGTTCCTTCCAGAACCCCGATGGTCCCGGTGTTATCCACATAGATAACATCAAACCTCCCATGAGTAGCATCTCCGGTGGTGAGAGTCACGGTATCTGCATCAAAGTCCACCAGAGTCCCGAGGAAATCCACGGTACCCGAGGCCACGTCTAGATCCAAATCTCCTGTTCCCCGAGTGATCTCACCCCCTGACACCAGCCAGACACCGTTGGTCCCGCCGGCTGAGGCGACAAGAGAGTCCAGGGTCTGGCGGATGGAGTTCAGGCTTCCAGCCGTAGGGATCTGAGCAATCGTCGATCCACTCGGATGAACTGCAGCAGAGGTTCCTTCAGCCCCGCGTTCCTCAACCGTCAGGGTATTACCCGACCGGGAGGTGATGATCATGATCTCCGTCTCGCACATGACCCTGTGCCGGCCGAGAGAGAAGCTAGATCCACTCACGAGGGTGATAGTCATCCCATCACTCGCAAGCTCTGCTCCGAGGGTGGTGACCGGGTTGTTTGCAAAGAACTCGGTTGTCATTTCTTGAATCCTTGGGTAAGGATGTCGTCAAGTTTGTCTGGGGCGTGGCTTTTAAGAATCTGCGTAAGCATCTGGACTTGTTGACGGAGCTCTTGAACCTGCTGGTCACGAGAGGACTGGTACTTCGCCACGGTCCAGGTAAACGCGGCGGTGGACAGGAGAGAGATTATGTAGATTGGTAAAGAGATTGTGATAGTCTCCTGCGGGACTGTCATCGGAGACTGGACACTCTGAGCTAGGATCGGAGTCACGCTCCAGAAGATTACCAGAGAAACCACGCTCATGATCTGAGAGAAAGCAATATGTTTAAACATCCAAGCCTGGACCTTTAGAGGCATGTCATTCATCCCCGAAGAGAAAAAAGAGTTTCAAAGTGTCTGGTCATCACCCCAAGGAACCAGATCAAGATCAGGACAAACATCGCTCCAGCCGCTAGGCCGGAGACGATGAGGAGAATCCGAGAAACGAGATTAACCCTGTCGGGCATCACGCGAGGCTTCTCCGAACTCGTTGAGCTTCTCGACGATGGCATTCTCCACGCCATCACTAAAGTTATCCGCACGCAGAGGGTCTGAGAAACTCAACGCCTTGACAGTAACCTGGTCCGAGGCCTTGACCAGCGTGGCCACGGCTTCTCGAACCGCGGTGTCACGAGCCCCGAGGTTTCCAGAGTCCGGTTCGTTCCACCGGGCGACTACGATAGCAACTCGCTGAGGCATGGCACGATCTCCTTGAAAAGGGTGAGAACTAGAAGCTTCGACCGAAGCTCCGTGAGACTTCGCTAGACGAAATAACATGCGGGCGAAGCTGATCCATGACGCCTTGATACTTTTCAGTATGACGTCTACGGATTGACTGTATCGCTCCTTGAAGCGAGAAAGGATCATTCGCGTATTCCTTTTGTTTTTCTTCATCCAAAGAAACAGTAACCTGCCAGAGCTCAAGCTGCATGGCAAGAGCATCGGCAAGGTCGTCGTTAGAGCCAAGGGGAAAGGCCAGAAGCTCGTTTACCAGAGGCATCTGGGACTTTCGGAAGAGAAGCATGCCTGAGGAGATCGTAGGCTGGAGTCCGAGGATTCGAGCGTTTTTGGTCTTCCGAGTGTGGGTGAGAGGCTCGACAAGAAACCAAGTGCCTTCTTTCCGCATTCTCTCACGGATCCAGTAAAGCAGAGACTTTTGATACTGGGTTGTTTCGATCCCGACCTTTACGGGTTTATAACGCTTTACGTGGTTGAACACGGTTGAGATAAGCTCGCCCGGAGAGAACTTTCCCCGAGTATACTCAAGAACATACACCCGACCTGTGCGAAGGTTTTTCCCACAGGTTAGGACCACGTTCCAGTCGGGCTCACCCATCGTGTCTTCAGGATCACCAGCCGGATCGACGGTGGTGTAACAGATCAGGTCCTGAGGTTCGGTTTCAAAGTATTGAAACCAGTCGAGCTGGAAGATCATGTCAGACGATCTGACAGGAAGATTCAGATAGAGACAGGAGAACATGTACGGGCCCATAGAAGCCCGGAGTTCAGAAAGAACCTTTTCATTAAACCTCCGAGGATATGTCAGCTCCCCGTTCTCATCTGCTTTCCCGTTGGTCTCGCGACAGGCTCTCTCGATGGAGGAGTAGTAAGGCTCGTTTTCGGATATCCAAGAGAGGAGATCCTTCTCAAACCACCGAGTTCCGACCACAAGAACCTGGGATTCGGAAGGGTTGATGAGAAGAGGAGGGACCAACCGATGCCAGCCGATGGCCTGTTCGATGTCTTCCTTTGTCGGACAAAGGTTTTCCTGCTTCAGGTCGGACAGATCCGGAGCCACTGTGTCGTCTTCGATGATGAGATCGTAGTGACGAGAAGTCACCTGGGTCCGGATGCCTGCGGCTTCAAAGGTTGATTCCGGGAAGGTTCCCTTTCGCTTGACACACAGAGAGTCAGATTTCCACGTGCAGGATTTATCCGGGAGAAGATCCGGAAACACCGCACGGAAAAGGCCATTTTGCTCGAAGATCGAGCGGATAACCTGAAGCTTCGCGGTGGCATTGGTAAAGGTATTCTGGGCAAGGAGAATCCGGACATTGGGTTCTCTAATCGCTCGCCAGATAGGATAGGAGATCGAGCAGAGGGTTGTCTTCAACCAGCCACGAGGGAGAAGGATTCTCACCCGGGTAAGACTCTCATAGGATTCTAGGGTCTGACAGATTGGTCCGTGGATCTGAGGCTCAAGCCAATCAAACCCGAGGATTGCCTTGGCGAAGAAGAACAAATCCCACCTGGCCCGATCTCGGATTTTCGAGATAAGGTCAGGCGAGAGCTCGGAGAGCGAAGATGGATCAAGGGGTTGTGACACTTGGGTTCCTGAAGGAATCGCTTTCCTGGAGAGCGATCTGGAGGACCTGGAGTTTCTCAGCCTCGATCACGACCACAGTGTTTTGGTTAGACTTGTTTTCGAGCACCCGATCCAGGATCGCATTCGCAGACACCTGACGAATCCTGGCATCCTCATGTCCGAGAAGCTCCACGTGAGTCTGTGCGGCTTGAGAACTCGCATCCTCAAGAATCTGCTGAGCCTTATGAACCCCACGAGCCAGGTTCTCGTCCCGGATCTTTTCTCGCTTGGCCCGGATCTCAGCGAGTTGATTCTGGACAAGAGGAGAGTTCAGAATCTGCCCAATCGCCTCTGGGGTCATCTGAAGAACCTGAGCAATATCCTTCCTCGAATGTCCCTCAGAAGCAAGCTCGATGATCTTATAATGCCTCGGAAGCAGTCTCTCAATCTCATGCGGCATATCAAAGTCCCTCAGGCCCGGAGGTGTCTCTCCCTCTGATCTCCCTCCCATCTCCTGTCGTCCATTCCTGTGGGTTCGGATACCCACAACTCGAGTTTCGTTGGGATATCTCAAAACTTAGAATATTTTGAGAAGTGCAGTTTACGCTTTCCCTGCCTCCCGGCAGGGGGGATGGGTGGGGTGGGTGTGATTGAGTCTTAGAATCATTTGAATCTAGGCTCAGGGAGTCGTTGAGATTGATTCTCAGGGTCAAGCAGGTCCGGCCGAGAGCGGGTTGAGACAGAGTCTCAGTTGCATTTAGAGCGGTCTGCGGACGTTCCCAGAATTGAGAAAGGGATTCTGGATTTGGGAATGATATAAGTCTATGGCGGATAGAGAGTTACGGAATGTAAGGTATCCGTTCGGTTCCCAGATATGGGAATTAGAATGGTTCTAGGGTTCGTAAGTCGTGGTAGGATAAGGGTTTATGGCGTTAGGGTTTTGTGAGGTTTTGGAAGGGTTTTGGAAGGGTATCCTAAACCCTTGTCGGATATGGAGTTATAAAAATTTTAACGTTTCGCGTTTTGTGGTACGCAGGTTGCTACTCTTATGGCATGTCGGTCGTATGGTGCGAACGACGAAGGAATGAACAGGTTTCAATGAAGGAGATCGGAACATGACGATTGGAGATTTGCTCGCAAAGCATGGGCTCGGGATGGATATGGAGCTTCCCTCTCCCAAGTATCGGACGATCACGATTGATGATCGCAAGAACGGGAAGATGTTCAATGTGGAAACCCGGATCGTCACCTGCCTTGCCGATATTCTCGGCTTGGCTGCGGATGATCTGGGCAAAGCTCCAGAGGAACGGGCAGAGGATTCGACCAGAGAGAATTGGGGATCAGGAACCATCCGTCACATCAACATCGGGCTTAACCTGACTGCCCGAACGGAAGGTCGGCAGGCGAAGACTCTGACTCCCGCTCGGATGCGGGATCATGCCCAGCTCTGGGGATTGCAGCATGGTACGGAGGAGATCAAGGCGAGTATTATGAAGGGACTCATGGACAAGAGTCTTAAGACCGTTCTCGACAAGATCTGGACCGATCACGAGAGCGAGATCAGGACCGCTCTGAAGATCGAGGATTGAGCAGACACCCTCTAGGCAGGGTAGGGGATTTTCTCCCTACCTTGCCTTTTTTCTTTCTGGGTCAGAGGGTAGGGCATGATAGGGACATGACGCGTTTGGTTGGCTGGGTAGCTAGTCGGACCTATACGACTAGCTATCTAGCGTTTCTAGCGTTTCTAGGCCAAACAGAGTGACTAGTCTTTTCAATTGCCGGTTGTTCTTTAGATGAGAAAAAAAAAAAAAAAAATATATCATCAAATCAATCTCTTGTCGTTGGAACGTAGGGGATTGAAGAGACTAGTCAGTCTGTCCGGGCTAGAACGCTAGAACGCTAGTCACCGGGCCTGAGAATGGGACAGATCAAGAGAAAGAAAAGGAGAAAAAAAGGAGAAAAAATGACTACGAAGATTCAGGGTGAGCTAGAGATAGATCGAGACAGGGGAGTGATTTACTTTCATACATCAGACAAGGAAGTGGCGGAGAGGTATGGTGGGGTTACTGTGTTAAGAATCTGCAACCTTCCAAAGCCGATTCCGGTCGGGGTGATTGACATTACCCACATGGTTGGGGTTAGTGTAACTTTTTGAACAAAGGAAAAGATCATGTCAAGCGAGTATCAGTATCTCGGGGTTCAGATGGAACGGGTGGAGAGAAAGGCCTGTGCAGAGGTGGTGAACCTTGAGAGGAAGGATCATCAGAACATTCACTGGGAAGTGTGCAGGATACTTTGTGATGAGTTCTTTCTCTGGGACCGGGATGAGGAAGGACAGGAGAGATTTCCCAATTGGCTGATGTTCGTGGTGTCAGGTGTGATGAGGGAACTAGGGGTTTCTTGAGGAAAGGATTGTCTCATGGCATACGTGAATCCAAACTGTCGGACGAAGAAGGAACTCAAGGAGAGACTGGCCCGTGGAGAGAAGGTCGAAGTCTTCCAGCCGGGGTTGGGAGAGGTTCTGTCAAACGGGATGGTGATTCTAGAGGGACCGCACTATCCTAAGCCCCACACGTGGTATGCTCAGGGCGAGATGCGTGATGGGAAGCTGGTCAAGGTGAAGTGAGTCAGGTGGGTTCTCATGGTCCTTTCAAGGAGTCCGAACGTGAACGAGAAACAGAAGTCAAGGGCGTATCGTCAGGCTGACCCGAGGTTTGTATCCCTTGGGTCAGGGAAGTTTGGAGGATTCAAGTCCGGTGTCTCCAACGGGCCTAAGCCCCGGACGGAGAGAGGAAAGAGGCGTCAGGCTTCCGGGAAGTGATCTCGGTTCTCCTTCTGGCTTGGGTCAGGGAAACCTGGCTCAGGCCTTTGTCGCTCGTGTAACAAGGGTTCTCTAGAAAGGGATTAGAATGTCGGGTGATCTTTTCGAGCGTGACCGGATTGAGGAAGCTTTGGAAGGGATGCCGGAGAAGCTGAAGAAGCTGACGGTGGAGATCTGTATGGCCATGGATTGGGATCTTGATCTCAAGACTCGGATTCTGGCGGTGCATACGTTTCTCTCGATCGCTGGAAGTCCGGGGAAGGGGGATGAGATTCCGAACTTCATCGAGACGATGGCTGAGGGACTGGAGAACAACCAGGCTCAGGTTCCGGTAGTGATCCAGCTTCCTTACCACATGGCAACGAGTGTGCTCGGGATGCTCAGGTTCTCGGAGATTGTGCTGACGAAGGTCATTCTCACGGCGAGAGACCTGAAGCTCAAGAATACTGTAAAAGGAGACTAAGCCTTGCCGTTCTGTCTTTTCTACCACAAACGGACTCAGAAGTGGCAAGTCCAGATCAGGTGGAAGGGAAAGCCCCTGTACGCAGGGACGTCACGGTGTAAGGTGGATGGGATGATTCTCAGGAACGTAATCCTCAAGAAGCTCTATGGCTCTCTTCTCGGGTACTGGACCTCGCTCCAGTCTCGGGGAACCCGGCTCCAAAAAGCCCTGCTCGAAGCGGGAGAGGACCAGAGCGAGGTTCTCCCGCTCCCACATCCAACCGGGCCTGATCTCCTCCCACCTCCACCCAAGGCTATCTCCCCATCTCTCATGGACTCTATCCTCTCTGCAAGTGAAAAGAAAAAGGAGACAGGGAAGTGATCGAACATCAAGACTTCTCCAGACAGGAGGAAGATATCCTCCAAAGCTTCCCGGACCTGAACCCGGTGTTGCTCAGGGAGTATCTCTCCAAAGACCGAAGACCAAAGACTCCGTGGGAGGTGACCTTGGTCAAGGACGGAGTGGCTCATGTCACTTCGTTCCAAGACTCGGATAAGGCATTCACGTTCTATTTCGAAGCCTGTAAGCAGGCTACGCTGGGTCAGTATGTCATGATCTCCAATCCGAGAGGCATACACTCGGATATGATCCCGAGAAAGATGAGCTACGAAGAAGCTGTATCCATCTTCAGTGCAACGCTGAGGATGGTTCTTCGGGCTCAGGGGATCGAACCACCAAAAGAGCCTCTCGATCCCACGTGGCATCTAGCGATCAGAAAGCTGGACTTTTCTCAGATCGCCCAACCTGAGTTCCAAACCACCTGAAGGTTCGGTGGAAGAACTATCATAAACCTTTTATTACGAAAGCCTTTCACATGGACTCCAGTTCTGCATTCGCAATGAGAGAAGCAAATCGTCACAAACCTCCAATGGTCTTCGACTGGCACAAAGCCGCGAAGCTCATCCGAGACAAGAAGCCAAAGCTTGCGATGGCTGGGTTGAGAGATGACTGGAAATGGACACGCGGGCCGATCTTCGCTGAAGGTCAGCCTGTTCCGAGGGAGAACACGTACACCTTTCTTCAATCCACCTGGGCTGTTCCGGAGCTTAATCTGGATGGAGAGATAATCGAGTGTTTTGTCATGTCCAGCGAGAGGCCCGATTGGGATGCCGAAACTTACTGGCCTCAGAGTGCTTTGGACATTCTTGAAGGAAAGGAAGCCCAACCGTGACTGACCAGACCGACACCGTGAGCGAGACGAGGCACACGCAGGAGCCGTGGGCGAGCAACCCGTGGGTGTGGTACGTGGACACGACAGCGGCCAAGGCCGCAGAAGGGAAAGAGTGATGATGTTTGGAATCATGTTCGGAATCGGTGCTGGGATTGGGCTGGTCATCGGGCTGATGATCGGCGCGTGGCTCATCGGCAAGACGTTCCGCAAGGCGGCTCAAGAAACCGCCAACGAGAACAAGGAACGATGGGACCGGCAACTCGACATTCTGGCAAGAAACGCTGACGTGTTCGAGCGCATGGCCGAAGCGGCTGAACGCATGGCCGCAGAAGGAGCGAAGTGAGATGAGCGAGAGCAAGACATTTGTGGACCAGATTGATGCGGTCACCATCCGAATGCTGGGGCACGACTATGCAGCGCTTCCGGCCTCGCGACTCATCGCAGCCGCCGCCGACGCGAAGGTAGAGGAGTTGGAGGGGCAGGTCCAGGCCCTTGCCGCTTACAAGAACGCAGTAGAGGACTACGCGATCACGAACAACACATTCCGCAACGACGCCACGCCGGAGCAACTCATTCAAGAGGCCGTCATGTGGGACATACATGTCGCGCTTGATCCACTCGTCAGCGAGAAGGCTGCGAGGCTGAGGGATACCTACCTTGCCGAGCGTGACCAGCTGCGGATCATCGCGGACAAGCTGCCTGAAACCCGAGACAGGGTAAAGGTATTTCTCCGCGACACAGTCTGGATACCAGGAGAGCACACGCCTCTACAGGTCGGATACGGGGAAAACGGAACCGCCCGAGGCTACTGGCACGCATGGCGACCTGGGAGACTCAGTGTTGACCTCAATAGATGCTACTCGACCAAAGAAGCTGCCGCCCTCGCGGCGAAGGAGGTGGGGCGTGGGTGATCAAGCAATCGTCGCCTGTACCTGCGTCATATGCTTTACTGTGATAGTCGTCACTATTTTTCGAAACATGCCGAAGATTTAACAGGAGCCACCCCATGAGCAGCATTGAATCGAGCCGACTTCAGGACTTGCTGGATAAGGCTTACGCCGAACTGGACGAGGCGAGAAAGCTGCTGGATCGGGTCAAGGATGCTTTTGACGCCGGATCGCCCTGCAAACTGGCTGCAACATCCGACGACATCGACGCCTACCTCGCCGCCCACCCCGCGAAGCAGCAGGAGGACCGTACATGAGCCTTGAATCAGCCAGAACACGAGCCGAAGCCGTCACAGACCAGAACCTCGCCGCGTTCGCTGGTGAGTTGGCCACGCTCATGAGCACAAAGGAAGGTCGCGACTTCCTGACCGTGTTGAATCGGCTGGTCAACATGCCAAACACGGACGCAGCCGACATGCTCAACCGTGCGTCAGGTCAGCACCGCAAAGAAATGCTCCGGTGGATAATTCCCGCCGCACGTATCGGGCTAAGCGTGGCGATGTTCTCGATGCACGACCGAAAGGAGTCCCAGCCATGACCTACACACGAGAGCAGTTGGAGGCGATGGACGAGTGCAAGATTGATGACATCCTCGTTAGGCTGGTCGGCGGCGACGGCGGATGGCTCACTTCCGACGGAATGCACGCGCTGATGATGCGCATTATTCGCAAGCGGACGCCGTGCGCGTGGACGCTGAGTGCAGGGAAATCGGGGACGGTCCTGGCATCGGTGAAGATTGATCGCGGGCACGGGCTCGCGACACACAAGTCCGCCCCTCACGCCCTCGCCATCGCCTTCGTGCTGGCGGAGCAGGAGAGCAAGGCATGACCTACCCTAACCCTGATCTTCCGCCAGCCAAACTATCATAGGCTCTGGCCTCAGGCCGGTTCCATGATCTCCCGGCCAACGCCCCGCGATAGGTCGACTACAGTCTGCCGGACCTCACCAATGAAACCTTCCGACTGCACAATCCGCATCTTCCCGGACTCAGTAGAATACCGCTGGGCCTCGCTTCTCGGAACAAACGTGGTAAAGGTGATGCTTTCTACCACGACACCCAGGATCATCTCCTTCTCCGAGGACTCCAGAGGAACCTTCCCACGGTCGATGTTTTTGAACGAGATCAAAGACTTCGTAGAAGATGCTCTCCAACGAAGAAAGGAGCTTCGGATGGACTAGCCTATACCTCACCTCACGACCCTTGTGTCCAAGTGTTTCGATTCTCTTTTTCCCTTTCCATTAAACCCTTTTAACTCAGGAACCTTCCCATGCAATTTTGCACCGCTGATGTCAAGTCCAAGTCCAAGGTCGTCGGTCAGGCCACTTACAAGAAGTATGACAGTGTGGCCGAAGCGGTTCAGGACCAGAGCGAGGAGAAGATTCTCGACCTGATCAACTCCCAGACCAAGACCAACGCCATGAACCTCACCCGCGCTGGTGCGGTGGGCATGCCGACGAAGGAACAGATCCGCGTCATGGCCATGTCCAAGATCACCAGCGAAGAGTTCGCCGCTGCGAGCGGCGACATGGTCCGCCTGGGCGAGCTGGTCAAGAAGTATTCGGACCAGATCGTCAAGGAATACGAGGCTCGTCTGCCCAAGGAAGACGACGACGACAACGAGTAACCCTTCCCAAGCCCCCTCGATCCCCTCGGGAAGGAGACTTCCCCTCCTCTCCCGAGGGGTTTATGACACCGTGGCGGAATTGGTAGACGCAGGCCCGCTCACCCCGAGGCCAAAAGGACAACGGCTCACGGAAGATAGTTGGTGGATATCTAGAGTCCTCAACAGGACTAAGTTCGTGAGTGGCTATAAATATCGGGGAACTGAACAGCAGTCCACTGCAGGTTCGAATCCTGCCGGTGTTTTGGAGAAAGCCATGAAAACCGAGCTGATACAAGCGTCGCTGGATGAAGCCCAAGGCCTGCGAGAGGAGATACAGATTGGGTTTGTGTATCTTATCCACGATCCCCGAGGAACTCCGAGCTTTATCCACTCTCAGGAAGAAAAATCCCTCGAAGATGCGATCTCCCGAGCAAGGGATCTCAGCATCTCTCACCCAGGATTCTCCGTGATCTTCTTCCGCCCGTCTCGACAGTTTCTTGCTATCCTGAAGGATGTTTGAGATGTCCCTTCCTCGAACCCTTGTCCCTGGACAACTTGCGTTCTCCGAGCGCCAAGCTCTCTTCCCCAACTGGCTCAGAGAACTACGGGCCAGGAGAATGGAAGTCCTCCAAAACGCAAGGAAGAAGAAAGAAAAAGCTCCAAAAGACCCATCCATCCCCAAGGTTCGAAAACCCCGGACGAGAAAGACCGTGATTCCCCCGGATGTCCAGGCCAGGCTCGATAGCCTGAGTCCTGAGATCCGGAAAGCCCTAGGTTTCTAGGAGATCGTTATGTCCATCAAGCTAAGTTTTGACATGATCGGTGAGAGTGGAAGGACTGTTGGAAGGGTAGAGATTGAGTGTCATCCTCAAGACCTTCTTGATCTGCTCCGCCCGGCTGAACTCGAAGACCTTCTCGACGCGATGGATCGAGACGATGTGAAGAGAATCCTGAACCTCGAAGATCCTGAAGAGGACTAATTTCCTCACGCGAGCGGAGAGCCGGTAGAGGTCAACTGGCAGATCGTCCTTGATATGCCGATCAGCGAGTCCAAAGGGCTGTGACACGGCCAGCCACGCCCGGCATAGATAGGAAGGTTGTGGGTTCGATTCCCACCCGGCTCTTTTGGACAGAACATTTTCTCTACTCTACTCAGGAGCCGCGTATGCCTCAGAACTTCACGGAAGAAGAAATCCAAGCCCAGTTGAAAAGAATCCAGAGGATAGTAAACATCATCGTTCCCATGTCTGCGATAGACAAAGAACAACTTGCTCTGGATATCTGGACTGAGCTCTGGATGAAAGACCTCCCGGTGACATGGGTTCCGGTCCACGCCAGGTGTGTGGACGCTATCCGGCGTCAGACCAGAATCCAACGTCGAGTCCGGTCACTAGAAGTCATCAACGAGGAAGAAGTCCAGGTGACAGTCATCCGACCTTCTTCCCTCTCCACCTCCGACCCTTCGACCCTTGAGCAGGTAAACAAGCTCATGATGAACAGCAACCTCTCTCCTGAGGACAGGCTGCTCGTCTACTACAAGTTCTACCGTGATCTCTCGTCAAGAGAAATCCAAGAAATCACCTCTATCCCCAAGACCATTATCAACGAACGTCTGAGGAAGATAATTTCTCAGATCAAGGTCCATCACCCTACTCCCGAAGGAGCCCGCTAATGGAAGGCTTTGAGTTTTACAGATCGAAGAAGTGGCTTTCTCCGACATCTCTCTCTACTCTCGCTCGGTGTCCTCGAAAGTGGTTTTACCAACAAGGCTGCCGGCTGAGAACCCCAGAGCATCCCGCTCTGAAGTTTGGTGAGGCTATCCACTGTGCCATTCCTCACACCTACACAGGCGATCTCCAAAAAGCCATGGACGCCTTTCTCTCTATCTGGCAAGACCGAGACTCGCTCGGAGATGACAAGCGAAACTCTCGCCGAGCGAAGCTCATGCTCATGAACTTCATGGCGACTCACGAAGGCCATCGGAGTATCTATACCCTGATCAAACCCCCGCCGACAAACCTCCAGATCGAAGACCCGACGTCTGACAACGAGATCGCATTCGCAATAGACGTCGGTCTGGATATCCCTGTTGTCGGGAGAATCGACGGTGCGGCGAATCATCGCGATATCCCCGACGAGCTTTGGGGAGTGGAGTATAAGACCGGATCGGAGATGTCTACCCGGTTCCTGACCTCGTTCGATGCAGACCCGCAGGTGGGAATCTATACTCTTGCCCTTTCCTCTCTCTACAACAAGCGTGCTCGGGGTGTGATTATCGAAGGGCTTCTTGTTGCAAAGACTACAGTCAACTCTATGTCATACCCCGTCTTCGTAAACGACACCTTCCTCGAAGACACGATCCAGTGGATCCAGTGGCAATACGCTCAGCTGAAATCCTTCGAGGAGCGAAAGCACTTTCCAAAAAACCGTGCAGCCTGCACACCGTATCCGGGATTCGGATCACCCGGCTACATGTGTGACTACGCAGATCTTTGCTCTGTTCCTGACTGGACCCGACTCTCCGGTCAGTACGAGATCTCCGAAGAAAAGGTCTTTGTTCTCGCCAAACCTACTATCGAGGGAAAACCAATCGAACAAAAGGAACTCTCCAATGTCCCCACTCCTCCTCCGACAGCTTGAGGCTTTGTCAGATGAGAGCCGCTTAAGAATCGTCGCGCTGATCTCCCGGTGTTCTCAAATCCAAGGCCTTGGAGCCACAACCCAACAAGTCGCTGAGACACTGAAGATCAAGCCAGGAGTCGCGTCGCATCACTTAACAATCTTGGCCCAAGCCGAGCTTCTCACCCGAACCCAAAGCGGGAAGTATGCAATCTTCACCCTGAACGAACTCGCATCTAAGGAACTTCTCTCTACTCTCTCCACCTTTTTCACTGGAACGCTGACGTATGAAAGTCTCTGATATCAAAAACTCTCCTCCACACATTCTCCTCTATGGCCGTCCAGGAACCGGGAAGACCTTGCTTTCCCTGACCCTCGGAGAACATGCTCAGGTTATCGACATGGACGGTGGTCTGCGCTCGGGTGTGACACACAAGGATAAGTTCACCGAGCATCGGATGAAGGTAGACGTCATCCAGTGTCTTGAGGACGACCCTCAAAGAGCTGTGGCTTTCTCCAAAGCCAAGCTCTCAATCGACAGCATCGTGACCCAATGCCGAAACGGGACTTACCCTTTCAAAGCTCTGATCCTCGACAACTTGACCTGTCTCGCAGACTTCGCAATGCGAAACGTTCTCGGAGCAGGTGGTGCAGGTAACCCTCCCCAGATCCAGCACTATGGCATGGCATTTATCCAAATCCAACAGGTCATGCTCTCCCTGAGATTCCTCCCTATCGTCGTCGTTCTCTGCGCCCATGACCAGCGAGATACGATTGATAAGGAAGACGTTCGTGAGGTCGCGGTCCAGGGAAAGAACCTTCCAGCGAAGATCACGTCCTTCTTCGACGAAGTCCTCTACACGAAGATCATCCCCGGCCAAGGAACCTCCAACCAGTTTGTTCTCCAAGCTCAGTCCTCCGCTGCTGTGACCGCCCGGTCCAGAGGATCGCTCAAGGACAACACCCCTCAAGACTTCGGACTTCCGAAGATTCTTGAACTCATCGGCTTTGACTGGGAAAACTTCAAATCACCCCAAGGTCAGAAGCTTGTTGCTTCTCCTTCCCCTAAGCAGAGCTAACTCTACTCTGCTAAACTCTTTTCCTCAAAGGAACTCTCATGAGCACTATCTCTGTCAACTTCAACGAAGTCCCGGACAAGATTCTTCCCCTCCGCGAAGGTGAGCGAATGCTCGAAGTCCAGCCTCCGGATGAGAAGAAGGGCTTCATCCAACTCACCAAGGACGGCACGAAGACCATGGCCGTGATCACTCTCGCCGTGGTGGATGATGTCGATCCTAACGAAAAGGGCCGTCAGGTCACGGACTACATCGTGACCGGGAACCAGTTTGGTCTCGTCCGACTCAAGCAGCTCGCTCTCTCTGCTGGCGTGCGGCCTGGGGCGGAAGGTCTGGACCTGACTCAGCTGATCGGCAAGCGGGTCAAGGCCATGATCACCACGCGGACGTACAAGGATGACTCCGGTGTCGAGCAGCAGTCCAGCTCGGTCAAGAGCTACATCCCCGATCCGCTGACCGCTTGATCTCTTTCTGACCTTTGGGTGATACCAACGCCCTTGGACCGGGAAACCTGTCCAGGGGCTTTTGTCCGAGTCTTCTCTAACTCAGGAGAGTTTCCATGACCGACCTAGCAGAGACCCAGGTGTCAGATGTCTATGGCAAGTGGATGATGGTTCCGATTGAGTCTATTGTCATTGACCAGAACCGCGCTCGAAAGGACTTTGGAGACATGAAGTCCCACGTCGAGAGCATTGGCAAGAGGCTTCTTCATCCTCTTGTCTGTTCTCCCCTTCCTGGAGGGAAGTATAAGCTCATCGCAGGTGAACGCAGATACCGAGCGCTCTTTGCCCTCGGTCGGAAGGAAGTTCCGATCACGATCTTCGACAACCTCTCCGGGCTTCAGCAGAAAGAAATCGAGCTTGAGGAAAATCTCAGGCGTCAAGCCCTCTCATGGCAAGAGGAATGCGAACTGATCTCTCAGATCGACGAGATAAAGCGAGAGATCAAGGGCTCGGGGTCTCAGGGAAAAGAAACCGACGGGTGGACGATTGAGAAAACCGCCGACCTGGTGGGGCAGTCTAAGGGTACGGTGAGTGAGAAGATCAACCTCGCGAAGACTTTGAAAGAACGACCGGACCTGAAGGACGCAGTAAAAGACCTCCCTCTCAAGGCAGCTAAGCGGGTGATCGAAAAGCGCCAGGAAGCGGAGAGACTTGAGCGCTTGGCTAAGGGAGGGAATCTGTTCGTAAGTGCAGATATCAAACACGGGGATTGTCGAGAGTTGATCAAGCAGGTTCCTGATAACTCCGTTGACCTCATCATCACCGATCCTCCGTTCGGAAATCCCGAGATCGCCTTGGCTGAAGGCACAGGTGGTGGAGAACGTGCGACGTATACCGCCATGCTCAAGCCATCGGATAACCTGAACCAAGATGCTGTGAAGGGTCTCCTGAACGAGTTGGTTCCTCAGCTCTATCGAGTCCTGAAACCTGGGTCACACTTCTACATGTTCTTCGCCTTTGATCTCTATCCTCACATCATCTCCACCCTTTCTCAGGCCGGGTTTGAGACTCATCCGGCGCCCCTGATCTGGGACAAAGGACGTCCGGTTTCTCAGTTCGGAGGGTATAACTACACTTCCTCCTACGAACCCATTCTCTTCGGCCGCAAGCCAGGTCCGGTGGTCAGGCGCCTGGCTGAGGGTATCCGGAATATCCTCCAATTCCCTCCAGTCCCTGTCGGTGAGAGAATGCACCCCTTTGAGAAACCGGGAGATCTGATCAAGCTTTTCCTCAAACAAAGCTCGACCCTGAATGACATGATCCTCGACCCCTTCGCTGGAAGCGGGAAGACCATCAAGGTCGCTCGGGACTTTGGACGTAAGGCCCTTGGGTTTGAGCTTGATCAGGATAACTTCTTCCGTGCTCAGGCGCTTTTGTCAAGGAAGGGCGATGACCAAAAACCTGATGAGAGTTTGAAAGGCGAATGATCATGTGGATTCTTCTTATCGCAACCTTCATCACCGCCATCTGTATCCACACCCAAGCCCGGAGATGGTCGAGGGAATCATATGAACAAGGATACCTCAACGGTCTCCACCACCAACTTCCAAACGTAGACATTGCAGGTGTGAAGATGTCAAATGAACTTCTCAAGTCGCTAAGAGACAAGGAAGGGAAGTCAAATGTCTGAGATCTGTATGCTGGCTCATAAGTTCATGGACCACAAGCAGAAGATCAAATACCCCGTGATCGTCCAGCCAAAGATCGACGGGGTTCGGATGGTCTGGCAACGTCACGTAGGTTCTCCCATCACCCGGAATGGGAAGAGAATCTATAACATCGAGCATATTGTCCGAGCCCTTGAGTCCACAGGTCTTGACATGCTAGACGGAGAAATCTACCACCCGTCTCTGACCTTTGAGCAAATCAATGGCCTCGTTCGGAGATCCAAGAACACCTGTGAAACCGAGCTGCAGTATTGGATCTTCGATAGCTTTGCCATGCTCCCGACAAGAGATCGACTCTATGCTCTTGAGGGCGCCATTCCCTCCACAGCTTCTCCAATCCTCACCTTTGTCCAGTATTTCTGGGTTCACTCTGAAGCTGAGATATGGAAACTCTCTGGAGAGTTTATCTCTCAAGGCTTCGAGGGAGCGATGATTCGGAACCCGGAAAGCTTTTACCAAACCAAGAGAACCAAGGACCTTCTCAAACTCAAGCCCGGACGTTCTTCTCGTGCCGTGATCACGGGATGGACTCAGGGAAAGGGAAAACACGAGGGAAGAATGGGGACCCTGATCGTCCAGTCCATCGAGTCCGGAGAATCCTGGACCTGCGAAGTCGGAACCGGGTTCAGTGACTCCGAGCGTGACTGGTCCTATGTCCGCGAGAGGCTCTTCACCGGCCGGCAGATCAAGGTCTTGTTCCAAGAGTTCACGGCGAACAACATTCCTCGATTTCCTGTCTATGGAGGACTCTCGAATGATCTGGCGTAAGTTCCCTGATCCTGAGTTTGCCTTTGTTCTCTTCTTCGTTTTCTTGATCTCTTTCATCATGATCCTCTTTGGAGCTTTGTCAACATGCTACCACACCAGAGACCTGAAGGTTGGTTCACCGATCAAGATGGAGACTTCTACCTCAAAGCCGTCCAGCAGTTCCTCCCCGTCGGAGGACAAATGATCGAGATCGGGACCTTTCTCGGAAGGTCTTTGTCCTTCATTGGGCCTCTAGTCTACGAGCGCAGAGGACTGATCCACTGTATCGACCCATGGGCACCGTCGGATGAGGACACGAGTGACTACTATCGGCATGAGGATATCTGCAAAAGATTCCATGCTTGGCTGAAAGAACAGCCCTGGAGATCCTGTGTCCACACCATCCGGGCTCGATCTGACCAAGCGGTTGTTCACTTTGAGCAAGAGACCATCGATCTCGTGTTCATCGACGGAGATCACGAGGAAGAAGCAGTCAAGAAAGACATCGAGCTTTATCTTCCTCTCCTCAAACCCGAAGGCATGATCGCTGGTCATGACTACGGCCGGATCGGAGTCAACCGAGCAGTGTTCACAAAGCTCGGAAAGATCGATGGTGTCAAGGGCTCGTGCTGGTTTAAAAGGATATCCCACCTATGCCAACCATGATCCCAGGTGTCGGTCCGCTCTCAGCCAAAATCGCCATCGTCGGCGAGGCTCCAGGTGCAGAGGAAGAACGCCTTGGGATTCCATTCATCGGTTCCTCAGGCAAGCTCCTCGACGACATGCTCGCGAATACAGGAATCTCTCGGACCCAGTGCTATGTCACAAACGTCATCAAATTCCGCCCTCCCTCAAACGAGTTCGATATTTTCTATGAAGACTCAAAGAAAAACACTCCAGGAAAAGTGCTCCTCCAAGCGTGGCAAGACCTCCAAGCCGAGCTCAAACGACTCGCTCCAAATGTTATCATCTGCCTTGGGGCAGAAGCTCTCCGAGCTGTTACAGGACGTCGCTCGATCGAAAAGTGGAGGGGAAGTATCCTTGAGAGTCCGTGCGGTAAGGTTATCGCAACATACCACCCAGCTTTCATTCTCCGGGTGTATAACCACCGAGCCATCGCGGAGCTTGATCTCCGGAGAGCCAGAGCTGAATCTCTCTCACCCACCCTCAACCTCCCAAAGCCAAGATTCCTCACCAACCCCAGCTTCGAAGCTGTGATGAGCTTTCTCTCTCACCCTCACAAGCGTCTAGCTTTCGATATCGAAACCTCCGGGAGACTCGTCCGATGCTGCGGCTTTGCTCCGAGCAAAGATACTGCGATCTGTATTCCGTTCATGTCCAACCGTTACACTGTCCAGCCAGGAAGCTCAGTGGTGTTTTTCCCCGAGCAGAGCACAGGAGGGATGAACTCCCACTGGTCTTACGAGGAAGAAATCGCAATCCTTGATGCGATGGACAGGCTCTTCCGAAACCCGGATATCGAGCTTGTGGCTCAGAACTTCCCTTTTGACACATCATATCTGGAGAGAAACTTTGGCTTCAGATTTGCAAACCTCTTCATGGATACAATGGTCGCGCATCACTGTTGTTACTCTGAGCTTCCTAAGGGTCTGGACTTCCTTGCCTCCATCTACACCCGGATTCCCTACTACTCCGACTACGATCCTGCCTCAGACCAAGACACCTGGACCTACAACTGCTGGGACTGTGTGGCGACGTTTGAGTGTGCAGAGAAGTTGGAGGAGGAGTGTAAGTCTCTCAAGGTCTGGGATTTCTACAAGTCTCACGTCCAGCCAGCGATGGTGGCGTTAATGAGATGCGGCAACCGCGGTGTTCTGATCGACCAAGACTACCGTCGAGAATACCGCGCTCGGATGGAGGCTGAGCTAGAAAAGACTCGGATCAAACTCGCTCAAGCCACAGGAAATCCAGACCTGAATCCCAACAGCCCGACTCAGGTCAAGAAGTTCCTATATGAAGATCTCAAACTTCCTCCTCAAATCCACCGAGTCAGGAAAGCAATCACCTCAGACGAGGAAGCGATTGAGAAACTTCAGGTCAAATGCCCGGCTTATCGAGACACTCTCCAGCTTCTTCTAGACTATCGTAAGGTCTCTAAGCTCATCGGAACCTTCCTTGACTCTCAGCTTTCTGAAGATGGAAGGATGAGAACCCAATATAACATCACCGGCGCATCCACTGGGCGTATTTCCTCCGCAACGACACTAGACGGAGAGGGTGGGAACCTTCAGCAGATCCCGTCTCAAGAGGACACGGGGCGTGAGATCCGAAGAATGTACATCGCCGGGCCTGGGAAAGTCTTGATCAAGACAGACCTTGAGCAAGCTGAGGCTCGTGCAGTAGCGTGGTTTGCGAGAATACACTCGCTTATCAAGAACTTCAACACTCCAGGGTTTGACGTTCATAAGTGGAACGCCTCGCTTATCTACGAAAAACCCGTATCCGAGATCACAAAGGAAGAACGCTATGAAGCCAAGCGATGTGTCCACGGGGCGAATTACAAGATCGGAGCAGAGAAGGTTTCTATTATCAACAAGATTCCTCTCCCTCGCGCGAAGATGGCCCTGAACAAATACCGCTCGGCGATCCCGGAACTTGAGATCTGGTGGAGAGAGATCGACCAACAACTCCAGACCACTCGGTCTCTCCGAAATCCCTTTGGCAGGTTGAGGATCTTCCTCGACCGACTGGACGAAACCACTCTCCGTTCCGCCATTGCCACACTCCCGCAGTCTCTCATTGCAGACATCATCAACGCTGCTCTCGCCCGAGCGGATCACTACATGCACGAACGCTGGGGAGATCGAGCCCGGCCTTTGATGCAGGTGCATGACGAGATTGTCTACGAGGTTGATGAAGATCTCGTAGACGAGGTCATTCCCTTCATCATCCAGAACACCGAAGTCCCGATCAAGTTTCCTCTTGTTGATGTTCCACTTGTCGTCCCGGTAGAACTAAAGCTCGGTCCTAACTGGCTAGATTGTGTCTCTTATGAGAAATGGAAATGCCAGAAGAATCAGAAAACTTCCTAAAAGACTTCGTCGAGCTGAACAAGGGAACAGAGATTCCTGAGCTTTTCGCTCTCTGGTGTGGACTCTCCGCAATCTCCGGTGTGCTCGGGAGAAGGATTTGGATCGACATGGGAACCTATACCGTGTTTCCAAACACCTTCATCGTCCTTGTAGCAGGCTCGGGAAGGTGTCGAAAGTCCACAGCTATCGGTGTGGCTGAGGGACTCGTGCGATCTGTCGAACCTCGACCGAACATCATCGCACAGAAGATCACTCCAGAGGCTCTGATCGAAGCCCTTCATCAGGTAGATGGAACCTCGACCACCGTCATTCGAGAAGTCTCCGAAGGCTTTGTAATCGTTGATGAGCTTGCGACCTTTCTAAACAAAAAATCCTACGAGGCAGGACTAGCCGCGCTCCTGATTCCACTCTATGACTGCAAATCAAACTTCGAGTACCATACCAAAGGCCAAGGTCGTGCGATGCTTTCTAACTGTTGTCTTGGTCTCCTCGGCGCCTCGACTATTGATTGGCTTCGTCATGCCGTACCCGCTGAAGCCGTTGGAGCTGGACTTACTTCTCGAATCATCTTCGTCTTCGTCGAGGCCCCGATGCCTCCGGTCGCGATCACGACGTTCTCTCCAGAAAAGAAGGCAATCCAAGAAAGGCTCATCCGTTCCCTCTCAAAAGCCGCGACGTATCAGGGTCAGATGACTCTATCCAAAGATGCTTGGAAGTATTACGAAGAACGGTATAACGAGTTCTGGCAAAAGTCAGACTTCTTCAACAACCATCTTCTCACCGGCTATGCTTCTCGAAGATTCGTTCACTTGCTAAAGGTCGGGATGCTTTTCGCTGTGAGCACGAACTCTCCTGAGATCGAGGAACGTCACCTCATTGGAGCTGACTCCATCCTGACTGCAAGTGAGGAACACATGCCCAGGCTTCTTGAGCTTGTGACTTCCTCAGATCAGGGAGCTTTGCTGAACGTGGTGAGGGACAAGATCTTCAAAGCCGAGCAAATCTCTCGCTCGGATCTTCTCCGTCTTCTCTCCAACCGCATAGACTCCAGAGGCCTGACCGATATCATTGACACCCTGATCCACTCCAACCAGGTCCGTGCGTTCTCCAACGGTTCCGCAATCTACTACGCGAGGATAAAGCAATGACTCTTCAAGACTATCTCCACAGCCTCGAAGATCAAATCTCTCGAATCCAAAACCGAAACACCCAGCTTGCGCTGGGTGCTCGGTGGGCATTTCAGTTTTCTCTATTCCACGCTAGACGCCTTGGAGTATCGTCTCCAGATACTCCATTTTCCTCAATGCACGAAAATCGAGATCCGTTCGATATTGCTTCAGGGGGATTTGAAGAGATCGCATTGTCCTCAACACTCGTCGATTCGCTTCTGAGAAACTCTCCGAACTCCATGCTGTAGCCATGCCGATGAGAGGATTTGTCGAGTAGAAAGAGTGTCTGTGACTCTGGACTTCGTGTGTCCAGAAGTGTTTCAGCACGGATGGAGAAAGCCCAGAGATCTCGAACTGATCACACTCCACTACTGCAGGCCAAGGGTATCTCGAAACCACAGCACCCAGGACCTTGGATTCTTTCATATCCACCGAGAGAGGGGATGACAGAAAATCCGAGATCTTCACGCTCAGTCCCTCTAGCAGAGGGAAGATAAGCTCAGGCACCATCCCCACGACGATCTTGGATACTGCCATTCCCTCTCTCAGCCCCATCCAGTAAACACAAACCGGACCTTTGAATCGCATCTCGATCAAGGCCTCGATAAGATCCGGGCTTTCATACGTCCGATCAAACTCGAAGTGATGTGTATACTTTCCCACGCATCCTGAGAACACAGGACACCCGAGATCTTCATTCATGTGTCCATAGATCGGGATCACAAACGCCGTTTGATTAGCGAACTTCCCGTCAAACCACCTCACTGTCACGAAGTCCTCTCTCCCAACCGGAGATCGAAGGACTTCGCTTCTCAACACAATCAACGGAATCGTCTGTCCGGAGGAGATTTCTATCTCCCCTCCGGACTCGACGATCTGATCCCCCTCTAGCCTGATCTGCTCAGCCAGCCCAGAGAACCACTCATCACCTCGCGTAATCTGCACTTTCATCATTCGCTCCTTGGGGCTACGAGATTCACCTGGCTCTCGTATCTTTGGTTCAGCCTGAAGATTTCTGACCTCCGATCCTTCGGAAGCCAGTTGATATACCTTCCAAACTTCGCATCGCTGACAGGAATCGGGCGTCGAGCGAGGAGGGATGCTCTCAAGTTCTGCGCAGCCTTGTCCAGTGGAACACGTTCTTGAGACATTCTCTTGTAATACCTCCCTGCACTCACCCTAGCCTGGTCCAGGTCTCCTCTTCTCAAAGCCTCAAACACCCGGAGATAATCTGGGTTCAGCTGGCCCTGAGAACTCGACGGCTGAGGATCATTCTCTCTCTTCCACTGAAAGTAGAGACTCCTCGCTGAGTCAAAGCTCTTTGCCTCAGGATACGCATACTCCTCATACCACCGGTAGAGAGCTTTCAGAGCCGGAATGTGTCTCAGCGAGACTTCCTTAATCTGCCTTCCTGGTGAGAGCTGGCCATACCTCCCCACGAGCTTGGACCGGAAACTCGGATCAGCCTTGGAGAGAATCTGGAACATCGTATTCGTCAGCACAGCCACGCCGTCTGCAGCCGCCTTGATCGACGGAGACATAGCGATAACCGACTGATCAATCGTCCCTCCGTTCCAGAAATACCCACTCACCAACATCGTGCTCGGACCGAAGGTTTGAGAATCCACAAACCCTCCAAGCACTCGTTCCCAGAACTCGTTCTTGTCTTCATCTTCTGGTCTCCGAAGTAGGGCTTCCTTCAAGATCAGGTTTCCCATCCCGATCAGGGTCCCGCGGACAATCATCCCCTTGAGCTTGAGTCCCGCTCGGAGAACGTCTTCAATCTTCCCCGACTTCACAGCCTGTCGGATATCATCCACGTTCCTTATCGTCTCTCTCAGGGTTCCTGTGGAGAAGCTTTGGAGAGGAAACGCGATCCGAGCCCAAGGGTTCTGGGTCAGCCAGCCCTGACGATGTCTGGACTCAGTAACAAACTGAGTCACCCCAACACCGTTCTGGATGATCTTGTTCATCGTCTGATCCGACATCAGCCCAACCTGGATCTGCTGAATCTCTTCCTCTCTCAGCCTGAGCCTCTTGGCAATCACAAGCTCGTGAGGACCGATGCCTGATTTCTTCCAGTCTTCAGCCAAAAGCCTAAAGGCCCGAGCGGAGATGATGTTATTCATGTCCGAAAAGAACTTCAGCCCAGTTCCCTTAGCCATAATGTTTCGTGAGATCCGAGCAATGCTCTCCAGAGTCCGACCTTCTTCGAGATCGTACTCATAAACATCCTCCCTGAAAGCTCCACTCAACACGCCTTGAGCTTTCATGTTCTGATAGTCTCGCTTCACATCTGCAAGGGCTTGAGCATATCTCGCATGACCCGTATAGCTCGGAACCAGATGAGCCGTCTGAGTCAGGTTCAGGATAGAAGCAGTAGATGTCTGAAGAGCCGAGCTAATCGACGCTACGAACCTAAGAGACCTGGCAACAAGGGACTGAGAGAACTTCCAATTCGGAAGTCCCTGAGTCAGGTTAGCGATCTGATCAAAATCCTCTACTCGACCGCCTTCGGAGATGTATTGCTTTCTCAGAGCCTCTAGCTTATCCGGATACACGGTAAAAGCTCTCTCCTGCAAAGCTTTCACCATATCATCCTCCGTCAGCGAGAGATCAATACCCCCGACCTTTCGAGCAGCTTTTTGCAGAGCCTTCAGATCTCTCTTGGTCATCTCCTTCGAGTCAAGAACGGAGAAAATCTTTTCCATATACTCCGACTGATCCGGAGCAGCAGGAATCCCAAGGGACTTAGCCAGGCTTCTTAGCTGCTTGTGTGTCATCGCCTGAAGCTCCGGAGTATCCGGGACTCCGTTTCTTGTCAGCCGGAACAAGAGATCTTCCTTCGTATTCGTAGGACTGACACCGAGAGCCTTGGCGATGATCTTAAGGGTGATAATCCCCTTGTTGTCGATGATCCCTTGTCCAGCCAGTTTGACTGTCGCGATGAACTGAGCTTGCTGGTCTGCAGCCTTTTCCAGAAGCCTGATGGGGTTAGTCTCAAGAACCTTAACCAGCTTTCCTCCGACAGTCACGTAATCTGGGAAAACTGGAATCCTTCTTACTCCCTCAAGCATCCTGGCATGAGACCTCTGGAGTCCCTCGTGAATCTTCCTGATCTCAAACTGGAGATCTTTCAGCTTCATCTTCGGATTCAGCTTAGAAATCTGATCCAGGAACTCCTTCCCCTCAACCGTATCCTTCGAGAGCATCAGCTCGATCCCTTGCTCGGTCAGGGACCTCATGATCCTCCCATGCTCAGCCATCTTAAAAGGTTCGATACCTTTCTTCGTTCTTGTCATCACCCCTGCGCCGACAGCTTCTCGGGCATAGACCTTCTGAATCGCCTTGGCCAGAGCCACGACATCCTGAACCTGGGTCCAACCCTTCGGGATCGTGACAACTTGCTTGAGATCCTCCTCCACCAGAGCCCGGATTCTTGACACCGGCATGTCCTTCGACACGGG